AAGCGGGTTAACCATGGGTGTTGAACCATGTAATTCGCTGGAACGGCTTGATTATATCCGGCATTATATCTGGCAACGCCTTGGTTAATCTGGTTAACGGCAGGTTGTGGCGTATTGGCAGGAATATATGGACTCATGGGCGCATAGGGATTATGCCAACCTTGTTGTGGTTGTTGTGGGGCTTGCTGTTGCGCAGGGGTAGCCTGAGATCCAGCATAGGGAGAATAAGTCGGCTGAGCTGGCAAACTGTTTTGATCGGGAGGAGGGGTTAAGGGCTGTAAATCTGCCATGATTAACCTCCAACAGGGAGCATGCTAGCAGCTCCGGCGGCAGCTTGACCTGTTTGTGCCAGTTGTCCCATCTGCCCACCATTTCCGCCACCTCCCATATAACCGCCATAGGGATAATTTCCAGCGGCATATGGATTTCCACCAATATTTCCAGCGGCTGTAAAAGCACTACCTAAAATTGGGTTAAAGCTGTTTAAAGCACTTCCTGCACTTCCCATAAAATTCTGGAAGCCAGTAGGCAGATTTTGATAATAATTGGCTTGCTGTTGTTGCAATGGGTTCAGCGTAGCTTGATAGGATTGGTATTGACTCATGGGGGCCATAATCTGGTTCTCCAGGTTTTGCCCGGCATTTTGGTACTGGCCCATTAAATTACCATATGTTCCCACTTGAGAGCCTAATAGATTGGCAGCGTTGTATTGCTGGCCCAAGGATTGCGTGTAGGCATTGGCACTATCCTGTCTTGCCTGGTTTCCTGCCAAGTCAGCCTGATACTGGTAATTCTGGTTCAATTCATTGTTTTTCAAGGCGTCATAGCTTCCACCGATTTGATTCTGAGAGTTGAGATCATTGGAAAGAGTCGCTTGATCCTTATGGTATTCCCGATTGATAGGAGCCATCTCCATGTTATAGGTGCTGTCATAGAATGGATTATGGTAAAGAGCTTCTGGCGTCATACTTCCAGCAGTATTAGCATAATTCATGCCTGCTTGATGATAAGCCTGGGTGCTTTGCGGTAAGTAATCCGTCGTTAGGCTCGCTTCGTTTGCTGGCAATTGAGAGATTAGTGACTGTTGTCCCGGCTGGGTAATTGGGTTATAGCTAATGCTATGCTTGCCTACAGATGTAGAGGCGTAGGGAGAATTGAAAGAGTAGGGCTTTAACGAGCTTGTAACGTTTTTAGTCGTAGATCCAGCGCCCATAATTAACCATTCACCTTATTCAACTTTGGATTCTTTGCCTTGGCTTTTTTAGAAGCATTTCGAGCTGTACTGGCCACAATAGCTCCAGCGACTTTCTTGGAGTATCCTTCTTTTTCCACTTTGGCTTGAACTTTGGCAAAGCCGGGGTGAGCTTTCTTGGTTGATTTAGCCATGATTTATAACCTCTTGCTCTTTAGCATAAGAAACTTCTGCTTTTATGCGCTGCTCTTCGATGTTATCGGTCAAAATATTAATAATTGACGAGGTAGGAAAAGAATAAATGCCGTGATATTCAAAGGAGTCAGGGTCATAGCTTTCAAGAGTGGTATATTCTGCTGTTACTTCAATCAATTTACCGCTAATGGCACAGCATCTATCTTGTGTTATAGAGTGTCTGACTTCTAAATATTGCCCTATAAGCTGAATTAACTTGGAATACATGACCTTATTCCTGTCAGATTGCAGTCTTCGCAATCTCTTTCTTGAATGCAATTTCTGCCATCAGGACACGCTCTTGCGGTCGGTTAACACAAACAGAGAAGACAGCCTGAGTAGGGAAAGAATACTGAGTCTCTTCGTCATAGCTCTGGTCATATATTTGAAGGGTGCAAAACTCTTGATTCACCTCAATGAGCTTGCCGCTGTAAAACATCAGCGCTGGGCCAATCATGATTTGAAGCCCTACGAACTTATCTCGTAAGGCACTTAACCGGGGATACATCATACAGCTGCCATTCCTCCTGGCATTAACGAAAGGAGATCGTTTGGATTCTCGTAAAAAATAGGATTTTCAATAACAGTAATTTCAGAGGGTTCCATGAGCGGGATAATCTCAGGAATCTCAAAACCAAGGGTTGTCGGCCGATTATCAGGCGTGGATTGCTCTTGGTAATGGCGTTTTAATGTTCTGGCACTTCCGCCTGCTTCCATGTGAGCCTGCAAGTCTTGTGGCGTTAACTCCAAGAGTGACCAGCCTACTGGTTCACCATTCCGAAAATCAACATTGCGACAGCGACCCATGTATTCAAATCCCATCTTGCCTGCCAGCTTCAAGGCTTGAGGCTGATGCTGGAAGACCAGAAGCCGAAAGAGTGGAACATCAATTAACTGGAAGCGATTAAGTAAGACCTGTTCTAAAATGCCATGCTTTAAGACTGAAAAGATATATTTAGGATCCAGGATAAAGTGAAGTCTTGCTCCTAGACGTTCTTTCACATCCTCGAAGCTGCAACAGCCAATAGGATAACCTTTATCATTCAGGAAGGTCAATGCGTAGCAGGAGGGTGTTTCGAGGAGATAATCCTTCTCCGAGTTTGGGTTTTTAGCCAACCACTCTTTTAGCCTAGATCGGTCATCAGGGAGCGTCAGGACCTCAGGAATGGCGGGAAAGGTATTATCAGTCTCAAACTTGTTTCGGTGCTCTTCCAGAAGACCCCACAGGGCAGCAAGATCTTCTGGAAGGAGGGCGCGAAAGGAAATCACAAATTAACCGACAGGAGCAATACTGTAGTTGATCCAACCGCTATAGAAGTCCATGGTAGATGTCGCAGGACAAACCAAAGTAGCAATGAGCTGATAACTGTTAATAGCTGTCTCAAAGCCTGCTCCGGTAGCATCCTCCCACACTGGGGTTGTAATAGAGATGGTAATGATTTTTCCGATACTGGTTGTCTTTGTAACTACATCTGTATTAGTAGCTGCTATGGTGGCAGAGGTTGGCGCGGCTGGTGTCGCTAATCCTAATCTGGAATCAGACTGCTTATAAACAGCCCAAGTTACAGAGGTTAAGTCGGCCACCCCGTAGAAGCGGTTAAAGCTGATACTGTTTAGCATGGCTCCGAAGCCAGTGGGCCTATCCAAGCTAATAGCGAGAGTAATGGTAATGGTTTCAGCAGCAGCGGCTTTGTGAGCGCTGATTACGTTAGAACTGTTTTGTAGCGTCATGTTGGTTGCTGCCGAACTGGCGGCAAGGATAGCTTGAGGGGAAATAGGCTTGATAATGGTTTGGAATTCAACAGACATAGTGGCGTTCTCCTTGTTTACCTGAAAACTGTTTACGGCTTGTAATGCACAACATGGATTTCAATGGGTGGACAATATATGCCACGCTGTTTGTCATCCTCACGGTCCTGCATCTCGGCTACTTCATGGCGAACTTCCCGCAGAATCCGTTCTCGCATCTGGCGGTGTTGTTCCTCTTGGGTAATGAGGTCCATTAAAATCGTCCGTGTGGCCTAAAATGTTCTACCTTGATATCTAGAGCCGGCTCATCATGCATCTCTATCTCAATAGGGTCATATCGCTCAATCAGATAAGAAGCGGCATCCCAGATATGTTTTGTAAATTTAGCTTTTGGATCCTTCTTGATATCGTTTTCAGTGGGTTCCCAGATCGTTCCACCATCCGACTTAGCTCGATAATGAAGATTCTGACAATTCCAGATGAGCCACTTACAACGAGGGTGAACCTTAACCCGCCTTACTCCCGCAGAGTTGCATACCATGGAATTCCAAGCTGCTGTTCTAGCAATAACCGCTGGATTGGCTTCCCGAATATCAATGGAGACATTGCGGTATCCCAGTTCGGAAAGCCGTTTAAGCATCTGGGTATAATTCGTCTCTAAAGCGTTTCTTGCCAGTGTGCCTCGATTATCCCCGCTAGCATCTCCAGTGAGAATGATGGGTCTCTCATGGTCTGGATACCTCTTATAAAACTCTTCTACCGTGGGTATGGTGGTTGAATTTTCCAGAACAATTTCATCGAAGAACTGGTATTCACGGTTAACCTGATGGGCCAACGCCCATGACATAGGATTTACGTTAAAGTCACAGGTGATATAAAGGCGTTGTTCTGGTCTGTATTCAACGGCATCGCTTATATTCGCATCAGACCAGGACTTACAGACTAATCCCTGTGTATAATCTCCATCTTCTCCAAGTACCATAATCTTATAAAGCTCTGCATCATAGCTATCTTCTAGTGTGCCAATAAAGGCATCTGATACGTAAGGGTTATCCAGAGTTCTGGCAATCACTCTGCGCCGGTTTATCGTTATATCGTTGCCTCGGATCTTCCGAATCACCACGCCAGCGTTAAGAACAAAGTGCTCAAAGAGCCATCCCTTAACCGTTTGTGGGTTGGTGGTTAGAATCACCCTGATTGGGTCGCCTGCCTTGGCTTGTCGGAGTCGTCCGAGAAACTCCTGATAAGCCGCTTCACTGATTAAACTGGCCTCTTCCAGATGGCCGCCAATCCCATTGACTGAGCGTAGACTCGTAGGGTCATCAACCCCTTTGAACAAGATGCGCCCATTGTCCCAGCCAGGAATCTTGATGATATGGTCCGACTTGTTGACCTTATGGACGATACTCGCTCCATCCAGGAGTTCAAGGTAAGTCTCCCAGGTAGTAATAGCTAACCGGCTCCAACTATCCGCCCCAACAAGCCAGGTTGAGCCAGGATTGGAAGCAACAACAGAAAGGCCTGTAAGCGTCCCCAAATACGTTTTTCCTGATCCTACCCCGCCCTGATACAGCGCTATATCGTAATCTATACCTTTACTAGACTCGAATACCTCCCACTGTTTAGGAAGTAGCTCTATGTCTAGCATTAGATTTCATGAGTAGAGATAGTTTCAGTCAATTTGGTTAAAATATCAAAATCCTGCTTGCAAAAATCAAGATCAAAGACAGGCTGGCTAACTAGATAAGTTTTCTCTTGATATGCTACTGTGGCACCTTTTTCAAGCACTATCTGACCTAAAGGATCTCGATCCTCACTTAGTTTGTTTGGTGTTAACAGGGTAATTCCCTTTTGATCTAGGATATCTTTAGACATTTTGTAGACTTTATCCTCTAATAATTCTCTGTTTTGCATTTTTTAGATCCAAACTTACAGAAAACAGGGTCTATTCGGTAAGTTTCATCCTCTTCAAGCACATAGCCAAGCTTCTTTAAGCGTTTCAGAGATTCACTAACATTGGACTGATAAGTTCCTGCGTAGTCTGCTATCGCTCTCTGACTGTGATAAACGAGACCGTCATATTTTGCTAACCCAATCAGGCAAAGTAATAAACCTTTATCAAATATAGAAAGCTTCTGCCTACTCAGGTCATCAATGCTTTCTAAACGAATCATTCCATACACAGGACGACCCTTACCATTGCGTGGTATACTCATTTGAGTTTTCCATTTTTTACTCCCAGGGCCTTGCATGGCTGATCTGGGAGTTTTTTTATCTAAAATTTAGAGGCTTGATAGTCCTGGACTATCAACTTGATAGCTGGGGACTATATTTTTGAAAATTTCATACGCTCGTAGTGCGGGTTTCAGAAATGCTCTTTCTACTTCTAATTAATAGTCGTTGTAGCAGAAGATTTACGAAGAGAACCACTAAGTCTAAGGTGTCGTTGCGACGACGTCTTTTAAGTTTTCCCGCGTGGTTAGCATACGTTCAGGGCTAAAGCTGTAAAGACTACCCTTCGGCTCTCCCCTTGGTCGAGGTCTTGACAACTTCACCCCTTCGCTCTCCTTAAAGGGTGCGGGGAAAACAAAAAAATCTATTCAGGAGAGGTGTCTCTAGCCAGTTCTCAAACACTTAAGCTGCTCGATTGCCTGAGAGACAGAGCGTATATCACCTAGAGACTGTCAGACTGAGGTATACCCTATCTTGACGTCAGGTATTTATCGTAAAACCGTCAGAATAGGCTTGCTTTAGCACTTACCTGACAGGTATAAACAAGGCTCTTAGACCCTATATGGACAAGATTACTCTTCTTTTTTAGCTACGTTAAAGCCTGGCTTCTCTGTAGGAGTATCGTCTCCAGCTTTATCACCGTATTTCTTTGGCGCTGTCTTGCTGGCAAACCACTTCATAGCATCTGCTTGTTGTTTCCGCTTTTCAAGCTCAGCACGCATGGCTACACCTGCAAAAGCTGGGTCTTTATGGAGTTCTGGCAGCGGCTTGGAAACGATTTCAACTATATTTTCAGCAAAACGCTCTGCTTGTATATCTCTCGCGCGCATGTATTTCTCGGCGAAAGCTTTATTCGTTCTTATCCACTCATAAAGAGTATCCTGACAAGGCATTCCTTTATCTTTAGAGATAGACAACAACGTTCTCGGCTTAATCAACTCCTGATAAACCTTCTCAAGAATCTCTGCTCGACGCTCTTCCGAATATTGCATAACACGTTAAGCTAAACTAGCTTCTTTTAAAGGATGCATCTGCGCCACTTGAATCATTGGCAAACGCTTCTCAGGCTGCTTATAACGCAAACCGCCATTATCCTTCAGATAGAGCTCCCATTTCTCAAGGAAATAAACAGAAGCCTCTGATGTTAACGCATAAGAGGCATTACCAACGGATAACTGCACCTGAGTCGTATGTTTATCTTGTCGAACACAATGAAAGGAGGTAACAGCCTGTAAA